GATCAGTGGGATTGCCAACATCCAGAAACTCAGAACCCTGGCGCGCGTGCATGCCTGGCAATTCGTGGTCACCAATTTCGCCGCGCTGTATGATTTCTCGGCAGACAACGGCCAGTACAACCGCAGCCAGTTGTTCAAGCAGGCGAAGGAGTCTCTCGTCCTGGCACAGCAAGCCGCGCTGCCGTATGACCCGGCGTATGCCGTTCAGGTTTCTGTGATCGATCATAAACAGGATCCGTATCGATACCGGCCCGAAGACGAATCGGGCCTGTAAAAGGAGTTGATACACAATGGCTCGAGTTACTCACACGAAACAGGTTCCCAAGGGACCTTACCCAACGCTTCCCGTGGCAGCGGATTCGTTGGACGTAACCTTTCTTGCCGCTGATACCGTGAACTTTGAGCAGTTCATTCCAAGCGGTGATGATCTGCTGCTTGCGTGGAATTCCCATGCTTCCATAAATTACACAATTACTCTTACATCCGCACCTGACGATAAGGGAAGATCCGGAGATGTTACAACATACACAATTGGATTTGGAGAAATTGCAGCGTTTCGCTTTCGAAAAGCCGGTTGGGAGCAGTCAGACAATCGAGTGTACTTCCAGGCCAGCAATGCGGCTGTAAAGTTTGCGGTGATTCAACTGTAATCCACAGGATTGCTTCGCTGATGTTCCCAATCACGGATGGCGAGCGCGAGGAGTTGAGACGGGCTGCGGAGCAGACCCTGTTTGAGCTGTGCACCATATACTCGAGCTCAAGTTCGTACCAAGATGAGTACGGTCAAACTCACCAAGCTTTTACGGAAACGTTTGATGTTCCCTGCGGTGTTGCACCCGCTGGAGAAAGTCAATCGGAGCGTGAGCAACCGATCGTGCTCACCGGTGACGCGGTTCTTCGAGTAAGGTTAGATCAAAGCATTTCAGTTCATGACTACGTTGTTGTTCGAGGAAAGTCCTACCAGGTTGATGGTGTGTTTGATGGTCTTACAGTACGAAGGGCAGCTTTGAAAATTGCTGCTCTTCCGGAAGGTGCTTGATGGCTAAACCGAATGCAAAGCTCATTGCTCAGCTCAAGGCTTTGGAGAGCGTTCCCTGGGTTGCACCCGTGGCCGCCGCGGAAAGGGTCGCTGATCTTGCACGCCACTATGCGCCTGTTCGAACCGGCTACCTACGGGACCACATCAAAGCCAGACATTACAGCAAGACATCCAACGTCGTTTCGAATGCTCCCTACAGTGGGTTCGTTGAGTTTGGTACGCGGTACATGGCCGCTCAACCGTTCTTGCGCACAGCATTGGATCAGCATAGACGAGAAATTTTGAAAGCGGTTGCAGAGGCAATGATCGGTGAAATGCATGTTGCTCTTGGGAGAGGTTCAAGCCGTTGGACCCGACCTCCAGGTCAATCTTCGCAATTCCCTGGGATTAGTGTCTCATGAGTATGGAGCTAAAGCTGGTGGATCTGCTGCAAGGGAGAGGTGCAAAGGTATTCCCGCTGACGGCGCCTGAAAATGAACCTTACCCTCTTATTGTTTATCAGATCATTTCAACTTTAGTAATAAGAGCGCATGAAGATCCTGTAATGGATCGAAACCGTGTTCAAGTTTCGGTGTGGTCCGAGAAATATGAGGTTTGTGTGGCGTTAGCTGGAAGCATACGATCAGACCTTGATAGAAACAAAACGGATTTCAAGCTCTCTCTGCTGGATGGGATGTTTGACACTCCCGATCCTGAACCAGGTTTATATCGAAGAGTGCTGGATTTTTTGATCTGGCACCAAGAAGGAGTATAACTTATGACTACTGAAGCCTATTCTAACTATGGCAGCACCCTTACCAAAGGCGGGGTTGCAGTGGGTAAGTGCATGGTCATTGATTTTCCTGAACTTTCCACCGACAAGCTAAATACAACTAATCATGCCTCAGGCGGTTACGCAGAAAGTATCCCCAGTGGGTTGGTTGCGCTGGGAGACATCTCCCTATCTGTGATTGTTATAGATGGAGTGCTTGCCACGATCCGCGCTGAAATGTTAGCGAAAACCATTAGCTCTGTGGCGATCAACGATGGTGTGGAAACGATGACTTTTGATGGGTATTACTTATCCATCAAAAAGGAAGCAGCGGATGCGCAAAGTCCAGATATTAGTAAGCTCACTGTTGTCATTGCCGCCACTGGAGCTTTGGTAATTACCCCATAGGATTGGCCATGACCAGGAGAAAATTCTCTACCCCCCTGACTCGCGAAGCCTTTTTAGATACGTCAAAGCATCTCAAGCGAGAGGCCATTGAAATGGATGGCGTAGGAGCCATTTATGTTCGTGAGTTGACGGGTCGCCAAATGCTTCTATTCAACGAGCAAATTGATGCAATGAAGGCTAATGGGAATGAGGCGAGCACCCTTCAGGCAATGCGCTTGGCAGCTTTTTTGGTTTCCGTGTCAGCCTGCGATGAACATGGAAATCTTCTCTTTGCAGAAGCGGATGTGGAGCAACTTGTCGATATTCCATTTGAGAAGCTGCGCACTGTCGCAGAGAAGGCGCTTATGCTTTCTGGTCTTTACACTGTCGCAGACAACTTAAAAAAAAGCCTGAGCGACTCTGGCACTACAGATTAGCTCAGGAGCTTCACAAAACGGTTGCCGAGATTTATGCACTGCCGGCCAGCGAGATTAACGAGTGGAAGGCGTACTTCGAGATTTATCCGTTTAGCGAGGATCGCGCCGACGCGCGGGCGGCCATGCTGGCTGCAGTGATTTCCAATATGAGCGGAAAAATGCTGAAGAGAATGGTGAGTGAAAAAGCGTTCTTGATCGATTATCTCGGAGAGATGATGGCCACATCTGTCACCAAGACTATAGAGCAGCAGCGCGCGGAGTTCCGTTCGTTTACTTCCAAATATCGGGCTGTGGTAAAAGAGGTCAAGCATGTTACTTGAAGCATTGGAAATTCCAGTGAAAACTATTGACGGGGCCTTCAAAGCTGGCATTGCAGGTATTGCTGGTATCGTTGCCGGCTTTACTGCTGGAGCAGTTCTTGCGTTCAAAGCAACCGAAAAGTGGGCGATGGAGTTGGATGGAATTCAAGATGTCATCGGTGGCACGGCCAAGGAAGCCGCAGCGTTCAACTTTGTGCTGCGGAAGTCAGGGGTCGATACCGGTACATTCACCAAAAGTGTGGTGATCTTGAGCAAAGGATTGGTAACCGCGGATGGTCAATTAGATACAACCGGAAAGGCATTGAAAAGCTGGGGCATCAATGTCAAGGATACCAATGGGAATCTCAAGGATTCAAATGCTCTAATCGAGGAAGCTTCCAAGAAGTACAACGAGTTGGGTACACAACAGGAGAGGGTCAACTTTCTGACGGAGGTGTTTGGCCGCGGCGGGGCGGAGATGATTGACTTCTTCGATACCCTTGCGGCGGAAGGTGGGTTGGATAAGGTCACTGAGAAGGTTGAGCGGTTTGGGTTGGCGATTGAACCTGCGCGGTATGAGCAGTTCAACCGCAACCTGGAGGAGTTGAAGCTGATCGGTCTGGGGTTGGCGGTGGGCTTTACCGAGAAAGTCATGCCGGCGCTGGAAGGGTTCCTTGAGTTGATTTCAAATCCGCAGAAGTTTGATCTAAGCAAGATTGCGGATTGGGCTGATACCACCATTGGCGTTTATCTAAAGGGGTTGGGGGATTCTGTGAATAATTGGGTGTCAAGTGGTGGGCCTGAACAACTAACGGAGAATATTGTCTCTTGGATTGAGGGCATTGGCACGGGTGAGAGCTTCAAGTCCAAAGCATTGATCGGCGCACAGCATTTAGTTCAGGCAATTCTAACAGCACTTGGAGACGTGGGTTGGGAAGAAATCGGCACCAAGATAGATACCAAAACGGCGGAAATGATAGAGGGGGTGAATTGGATTGCCGCGGGTGAGTCGTTCAAGAAAGGGTTCTTGGCATTCTGGAATGGCTCGTGGGATGCGAATATGCTTGCCGGCGCGCCGCCGATTGAAGCGACTGCAACCGGTTCGGCGATAAGCGCGGCGGTACAAGATTTTCTCTCTGGGGTGTTTGGAGAAGAAAGCATTTCAAAAATCGCGAACTGGAGCTTTGATGCCAATGCAATTGTACGAGATTGGAGCTTTGATGCTGATGCCATCTTCGCAAATTGGGCAGCCGGAGTTGTGACAACGGTTCAAACGTGGTCCCTCAATACTGTTACCGCTATTCAAACATGGGCAGCAACTATGCAATCCAGAATAAGCGCAGCCATGGCCGGTCTTTTTATAACCATCCAAAACGCACTTACCAATATTGCCAAGGAGTTCTACAACCGCGCCCAGGGCTGGGTGAACCAGGCGGCGCAGGGTTTCAGCGATTCGAAAGGCAGACTGATAGCAGAGGTCGGCACCATCGTCGCAGCAGTCAACTCCGTCCTGAAAAAGATCATGACATCCTTCAGCATTAGTATCCACATGCCTGAGTTGCCGGATTGGATGCCAAATTGGCCAGGCAGCAGTGGGAAAGGGAGCACTGGCACACGAACTCCCATCAGCGGCGCAGGGACACAGCGCAGAGCCTCTGGTGGACCGGTAATTGCGGGTCAGCCGTATAACGTGGCCGAGTTCTTCAGACCAGAAGTCTTCACCCCCAATATGAGTGGTCGTGTCGATGCCCTGCAGGGTGAATCGGTAGTGCGCTTGCGCCGTGAGGATATCAATGAGTTTGCTACGGTTTTGGCACGGATCCTTCCAGCCGAACTGCAAAAGGTCATAGGATGAACGTCTATCCCGATTCAGTCGTCATCTGGGCGAAAATCAACTCTGTCTGGACGGACATTTCCTCCAAGGTTGTCAGTGATCTTGACGGAGAGATGGGCATGCACGATTCAGCATACACTAACCGTTTGGCGTCTCCAGGACGGATGACCTTCGCTCTCAACAACGAGTCTGGTACATACACTCCTTCGAGCGCGTTTAGAAAGGGTGCTGAAATAAAAGTAGAAGTCACCTATGCGGGAGTCACCAAGACCAAATTCTATGGTTCTATCGAAGATATGGATCCGGACGTTGGAATATGGGGAACCCAACGTATCAGGGTTACAGCAACAGATTGGCTGCAATTTGCAACCGACCAAGTTGTAAGAGAACAACCCGTTGCAACAAATAGACCGATCAGGGAAGCGGTTACTGAGTTACTTGCAACAGCTCCTATTCAACCTCTTTTTCTATCCTTGGATGCCGGATTGCAGCTATTCCCTGTGGTGTTTGATGCAGCCACAAAGAACACTAAGATCTACCAGGAGCTGAATAATTTAGTGCTCAGTGAATGGGGCTATGGTTATATGGATCAGGGAGGCGAACGTCTGAGAATTGAAGCCAATGAAGCTCGTAAGAATCCACAACTTTCTATACTTCCATTAGCTAGTGATGGTAGTGATCTTCTTAAAAGCGACGGAGGACATCTCCTGAAAAGCGATGGCGGCAAGATCCTTTTGAACAGGACCTCACAAGCCATCTATGTAAACACGTTTGAAGATTTGGACGTCATCTATGGGAGGCACTTACTAAATGAGGCAGCGTTCACTGTATACCCAAGAGTGGTGGATATTACATTGCAAGTGCTTTTCAATCTGGGCTTCCCGATCTTTGTGCCAGAACTGGGAACGATTGAGTTCACCGCGTACTTCAGCGACCCGACGGGGGGCAGCCGGATTTCCGGGATGAATATGGTAGTCCCGGTCATCACGACTGATTATCTGATGTTTGCCAACGAGGATGGGACTGGTACTGATCTTTCTGCGAACATCATTATCACTCCCAGTTTCTCTTCCGATGGTGCCAAATATACTGTTGTCAATACCGGATCTGCCGGATACATCACATTCTTTCAACAGCGCGGCTATGGACTGCGCCGATACAACCCGATCGACGTTCTTGCCGAGGATGCAGCTTCCAAGGAGACATTTGGTCCCAAGTCTCTCACCGTTCACCAAACGTACCAACAAAGCACAGATATGGCCACCGTTGAAGCAGCTAAGATCGTGGATATCGAAAAGGATCCTCGGACTGTTGTGCTCAAGGCGTACTTCAATGCGAATGAGTCAGATGAAAAAATGAAATCCTTCCTACACATCGATATTGGCTCATTGGTCAGGATCCAATGCACAAAGCCTCCTATTGACGATAACTTTTTTGTCCAGGGACTGAAGTGGAAGATCACCCCTGGAGGCATCATTACCTTCTCTTGGATAGTGCAGGAAGTTGTGACACTGACACCCATCGCAGTCCGATTTAGTATGGTGCACCCAAGCCGCAACGCGATAGACTACGGCACCCCAGCACGTCTTGCCAACCTGCAGCAAAAAACACTGGCGGCATGGGTGTATCTGACAACGACTATAAACTGCCCCATTCTGTCGAAGTATGGGAATGGAGTCGGGTGGTATTGGTTTACGTTAGGGTCTGGAAAGTTGCAATTCAGGCAGAATTTCACGCCCACTGACGGTATATGGTCAACGACCAGCGACGTGTTGACAGCTATTTTAAACGGCTGGCATCATATCGCTGTCACCTACGATTCAGGCAGTCCTGCGAATGACCCGATTGTGTATGTAGACGGTGCCGCAGTAGGTGTGACAGAGGACTTCACCCCTGCAGGAGTAGCAGATGGTGACGGCACAAATATCCTGTATTTGGGAAATATGAAGATCATTACCGATGTGCTTGGTTACAGTTTCAAGGGATTCATTAAAGACACACGAATATACAACCGAATTCTCTCAGCGGACGAAGTAGCAGATCTTGCAGCGAGTGAGAATGACTACTCCACAGTTCCAGAAGGTTTGTTGTTCCAGGGACTGTTTGTGCGGAATTTCCGTTATGCCGATTACGTAGATGATCCAATCCTGCCCAATATGAAAGTAATGGACAGGCTCTATGAAACCCCTGGATCTGTGACGTACGATACAAGCAATTCTACTTATCAGGTGAAGGGTGCTGACCCCTTACTGACCACCTATCCATAGAAGGATTTACTCATGCCTGATGAAAGTGCAATTGTTCTAACCAAAGCGGCAGAAGCCCAACTTGTGGGCAAAAGTGTTTTATACCTGGTCGGTGATCCTGATGGTGTACCGGATGACTTCCGAGTCAACTTCGGATCCGCTTTGGATAGGTATTATAAAATTTCTGCGACGATTGCCTCCAACAATCTAACCGTAGCGGTACAACATTTGGACGGGTCTAGCCCCAGCACGAATAATCCTCTTGCCTTCAAAGTTGGTGATGTTTTCAAGATCGCCACCAGTGCTCTGTCTGTAACCAAAAACGCAGGCACTAACTGGATGAATGCGGGCAGTGCAGAACTTGCCACACATGCCATTGATTTTTTTGTCTATGCCATCAAGGAAACAGGTGCCGCTGCAGGACTCAAGATTGGATTCTCACGTATCCCCTACGCCCTGACCATGGCAAATTTCGTCAATTCGACGGTCAGTGAAAAGTACATCGCCGGCAACTGGACAAACTTCAATTCCACCGATGAAGTGGCTGTGATCGGTCGGTTTCGGGCACAGCTTTCTGCAGCGGCTTCCTACAATTGGTCCATCGTATCTCCGGTGATCGTCAACAAACCCGTCTTTGAAACTGGCTGGCTGACCTACACACCTCTCGTTTCATCTGACACGGGCACCCTCACAACGGTTGGGACTGTGTCAGCCTCCTATCAGATCGTTGGTCAAAATATCAGCATTGAGCAATCTGCTGCTATAACCACGAATGGAACGGGCGCAACCGCAATACGAATGTCCATTCCATTTCAGTTTGTGCTCACCAATGCGGTTTGCGCGGGGCGTGAGCTGTCCTTGACCGGTGCAATGCTGCAGGGGCTGCTGCGAACAGGCTACATTTTGTGGTTCACCTACGCCAATGGGCGCTGTTGTGACTGGTGCTGGTACATTATTGAGGTTGGTATAAACAGCTATGCCTCCTGATACACCTGCACGTGCGCCAGGCGCAAGTGAATTCGAGCAGATCCCCTGGGAGGATTGGGAAGACTCATACTGGATCGAGACGATCTCCATGTTCGAGACCCTGCTGTTTGTCCGGGTGCATAAGCCGTCCGAGAAACCTGATAACCCCAGACGCCTGCATCAGAAGTACAAGGAATACATGAATACACCGTACATCAAAGGGGAGGACGGCTTTGTCTATATCCAGTACAGAAATCGGGTCTCAGGAGAGATCTCTCTGGAGCCGATCTATACATTGAAAGGCGGCCCGGGCGTCTGATGACCGTGGCCAATTCAGTTCAAATAAGGAGAGTAACATGAATAAAATGTCTTTTGTACGACCGGCTGGAGCGCTTGTCGCTCGCAAGATTTCCCCTCCTGGCCCTGGCCTGGTGTGGAAGCTGAGGAATACCCTGAGATTGGCGTTCATCAAAGGCTGGCTCGCCGTTTTCATCGGCGCGCCGATTGCCCGTGCCTTTGGCCTGGCCGTGGCGTATGGCAAACTCGAAGCCACTGTCATCCAAGCCGATGGAACCCGAATCAGGTACGGACTGCTGGGCTATCGCGTCGTGACGACGGCGTTTGTCAATTTTGTGACCGACCAGTTGCAAACAGAGACATCGGTATTCGGAGATTTCAAGTTCCACGACTCCGGCGTAGGTACAACGGCTGAGAATATAACAGATACCGGCATTGAAACAACCGACGCCGAGAGCCGCGCAACTGGAACGCAGACCGAGAGCGCCGCGAATGCGTACCGCTCTGTCGGAACGATCTCGTACACCACCACAAAGGCGATCACCGAACATGGTCTGTTCAACGACGCGACGACCGGAACGCTGATGGATCGGACTGTGTTCACGGCGATCAACGTGGTCAATGGCGATTCGATCCAGTTCACTTATACGCTCACTCTCTCAGCGGGAGGCTAACATGCCCCAACTATATTCCGTAACATCCGGACAGGTTGCAGGTGCCGCTGCGGGAAGCGTAAAAGTAGCTGTTGCTCTTGCAACAGGTGCACAAGTGCGTGCAACTATTACTCAAATTGATGTGATGTTCAATGGTACAAATGCAGCAGCAAAGCCTGTAAAAGTCGAGTTAGTAAAGACCGCTGCCGCACCTTCGGGCGGATCGACCTATACCCCAATTCTCAATAGACCTGGTGGTAGAACATCACAAACTACCGCAAGAATAAATGATACAACAGACGGCTCAACGCCAGTTATTCAGCAGGGCTATCTGATTCCAGCAACAAGTGGAGTTATTATTCAGTTGCCACTTGGAAGGGAGATCGAACTTGCTGTATCTGAGTTTTGGGAGGTGCGAGTAACTTGGCAAACGTCTGAGACTGTCACTGACTATCTGGTTAATGTGTGGTTCGAGGAATGATGTATGGCTTGGTCATTTGTCAATTTGGGTGCATTGGGCAATGCCAACAACGCCGCATCCGTTACCGCCGGACTTCCCGCAAGCACTATCTCAAATGACCTGCTAGTTATTCTAGCATACTCCAGAGATGGGTCTGTTCGTACGCCAGACTTACCTGCTGGATGGTCAGAGGGAGCTAGATTTGATGGGGGTTCAACAAATGGAGAAATAGCTCTCTTCTATAAAGTGCATGATGGTTCTGAGGCTAATACTGCTGTTGCATTTTCTGGTGCTGGGTCTAGTGGCGTTACTGAAATGGTACGCATGATGGCATTTAGGGGCAATGCTATATCAAGTCCTCTAGGAGACGTAGGAGCAGACTCTAGCTGGAGTGCTGCTCAAAATATAGGCCCAATTACTGCCGTTACTTTAACTACAGCAGGACAACTTCTATTAGTTTGTGCTGCCCGTCAAAATGACATGAACGCAAACACAGCAGGAAATAGCGCTAATGTTGATGTCCTGAGTGGAGACAGCCAGTCTTGGGTGGAGGCAATGGAGTGGGGCGCTACGCTTGGCACAGACGGAGGTATGGTTGTAGATTATGCATTTACATCTGGTACTCCGTCAATTACTGATAAAACATTTACAAACAACAACACGACTACCGCAGCCGGTTGTGGATTCATGGTTGCCTTCAAACCCTTGATAACTCAATTGGGTTCAGGCCCCAAGATTATGATAGCCAAGCAAGCCGTAAAAAGAGGATCACTATTCTAAAGGAGAAAAATGATACGACATTCGGTTTCAAGCAACAGTGGGTACAAATCTTCTTTGTCTACCTATAGTTGGAGTCATACTCAGGCAGACCTTGCTGATCCCAAGCAATTATATGGCTTGCTTGTGGGGATAGCCATCTACCATCCATCTGTAACCGTCACATCAATCACAATTACAACTGGAGGCAACACTAGAAATCTCTCAGTCCTAAGTGCAGTCATATTGAACAACCTCCGCTCTGAAATTTGGACTATTCCCGACATACTTCCCGATGCCCACGAAATAGAAATAACTCTATCGGGAGCCGCAAACAGCAGTGCAATAGCATCTACTTACGCCTTTCTCGGCAATATTGGACGCAATACGACCGCTTTTGCGACCGACACTACAGGTCTGGGAATAACATCACCTTTACTTCTTGAACATTCCATCATGTATGCCAACTTAGTAAGTTCGGCGTTGACTGGAATTGTAGATACTGCAATCGGTCAAGCTAGGAGAGGAACAGTAGAGAGTGCGTCTGGCACTCATCTCGTTTCAGACGTTGGGCCTGTCAGCCCTCTTCCTGATCCAGAAGACGGAACTGAGGTAAGTTTTGACGGAGGAGTTTCAGACGACTTTACGATGTCTTATTTGGAGCTACTCTATAATAACAGATTAGCTCACGCAATAGGTTGATATGGCAAGATTAGGCCGTGGCTTTCCTGCTAAGGCAAAATTTTTATCGCCGACTAAAACGGTATCTGGCGCTCAATACAATCAATCCGCAGATGGGACACTTACTAGCGCAGGCGCAAACGCAAAGAGCACAAGCAAGTCGTCTGCCGGAACCCAAACCCCCACTGGGGGGGTGAACAAATCAACCAGTAAATCTTTTGCAGGAGCACTGACCAGTGCTGGGAGTCTGCTGAAAGAAGCCCGGAAAATACTCTCAGGTGCACTCACCAGCGCAGGCGCATTGGCAACCGCAGTAGGCTACATAAGGGACTTGGCCGGGACACTGACATCGTCCGGTGCCCTCGCAAGGGAGGCGATATTTGCAAAGGTCGTTGCAGGCACACTCACGACTGCCGGGACACTAACCAAGCAAGCATCGAAAATCTTATCCGGCACAGTCACGAGCGCGGGAGCGTTGATCAAAAGCACTTCCAAGACCGTGACAGGCGCGATGGCCAGCTCCGGTGCACTCACAAGCGTTCGGACCTTCATGAAGATCATCGAAGGCACGCTCACGAGTGCCGGCTCACTGATCAAACAGACGAACAGGTCCGTGTCGGGTTCGCTCACAAGTGCCGGAATTCTCGTCAAGAGCACGGCAAAGGCTTTCGCCGGCGCGATGGCCAGCTCCGGTGCACTCACAAGCGTTCGGACCTTCATGAAAGTCCTTGCAGGCACGCTCACGAGTGCAGGCTCTCTGATCAAACAGACTCAGCAGGTGCTGGCCGGCTCGCTCACAAGCAGCGGTGCGCTCACCCGTCTGACCGTGAAGCTGGTGTCTGGCGCCCTGACCAGCGTCGGAGCATTGAACAAGTACAGCACCAAATTGTTTACCGGAACGCTGACGCTTGCCGGAGAAATGGTGACGAACCTGGGTGGAGGTGGGATCGTGGTCGGGAACGCTCTGCGTATTTATGCCACCGCGCGCCGCGTGGCGTATGCTACCGAAGAACGGCGCGTAGACAAGACGCACAAACGAACGTTGGAGGAGGCATGAAAACATATACCCTGGACGCGGATAAATCCATGAGTAAAACGGAAATCAGACCCATCACAGTGCAAGGGCTGGACCTGCAGGAAGCCGAAACGGTGACGAGCGCCACGGCGACCCACACGCCGCCCAGCGGCTCCGCGCTGACTATCACACCCACCCTCGATACGCCTTTCGTCAATATGTTGTTTGGTCCGTTTGCGGTGGCCGGCTGGCACTATGTCAAGGTGCAGGTTGTGGGCTCCAATGGGAGCAAGCCGGAAGTGATGTATGCGATCCATGTGAGGAATGCCTGAGCATGCCGCTGATCAAGCACCCGCCGATCTACGATATTTCGCACTGGATCGAGGTCCCCAATTTCAGCGCGCTGGACCCCAAGCCCTGGCTGATCCTGACCAAGGCCACACAGGGAACATGGTTGTTGGATGCCAGGTACGGGGAATATGCGGATGAGATTCCA